TACGCCAGTATAATAATCTAATAAAGTTTTACTAATTCTATTAACTACATATTGAGTATTAGCTATTTTCGTAGAACCAACTTCAATAAAAACAGGTGCTACAAGCGCATTATATCCAGGATCACCTTGAACTCTAAATCTTCCATCAGTTGTTACTGGTGTTGGAGTAGTTGGGAAAACATCATTTGCATCTTTTGTTAAAGCAGGAGCTGCAAGAGGTGCTTTTAAATTTAACGCAGTATTAATTTCTGTTCTATGTAACCAAACAAATTTTGTGTTTGCAATTGTTGCGCTATTGCTAGAGATTAATGCATCAGGAGTTTGAGCGCTTCCAGTAAATACTGGATTTTCTAATGGCGCGAATGTAGAAGTTACACTATTTAAGCGATAAAATAAATTTGTAGTATTAGCCCAAACATCTCCATTTTCTGGAGTAGTAGGTTGAACGTTATATGGAGGAATTCTTAAAGAAGCATAATTAGCTGCACCAGGAGCTAATCTTAGTCTACCTGTCATTTGCTCTCCGCCGCCAATACCAACTACTGCAAGGTTAGTACGAGCACCTACTGCATCAGTAGAACCAGTTCCACCATTAGTAATTTGAACTACACCATCGACATCAGTTGCAACGTCGGCGTGATCAGCATTATATGCATCATCGGCGTATCCAGTTAAGTGACCAATAAAATTAATTGCAGTTAAACTACTATCGCCGTCTCTTACTGCGATAGTATTTGGTGCAGATGAAAAAGAAGGTAGCTTATCTTGGAGTTTCCAAGAGTTTAAATTTGCTTGAGCAGCACTTAATGCATTGATTTTATCTCTTACAGAGGTTGAATTAAAATCAATTGTGTTTAGTTTTTGAGTTAATGAAACTCCAAGATATTTAAAGTTGTTATCTAGTTCTTCAATGGTTAATGGATAACCCTTTTCAGCACGAAGAATAATAGAAGATGGAATGCTTGCACCTTGAATCTTTAAGTTAATAGAGAACTTTTCAAATTCTATATTTCCACTTCCTACTGTAATACTTCCATTAGTACTAATCACCCAACCAGTATCTGCTAGATTATCACCTTCTTGAACGAATACAATCGTACCACCATCTACACTAGATGCTGCTGCAAAATCAGAAGCTCTAGTCCAACTTCCATTAGAACCAATTGTGTATATGCCGTTCTGAGATCTATCAGTTTGTGCTTTAACTAAAATTCTATTACCAGATACGACAATGACTCCATCAATCCTACTTGTGCCTAATGTAAGATTGGTAGATAAGTTTACATACTCTAAAGTACCTAAACGTACAGGATTAAACGTTGTTGCCATTGATTATTTTCCTCTAAGAACTTGGCTAAGCATTTGCTTTATTTCTTCTATATCAGACTTTAGAGAAGCAATTTCTTGCGACTGTTGTTCTACTATTTGTTTTTGTTTTTTTTCTGAGAATCTTTTTCTCTGATATGCAGTAAATTCATCATCATTAGTAGAAACTATAGCATGAGAAGACATGTCTCTTACAAAAGATTCATGCCCTTCTACTTTTGCGAATTGTGGAATTACGCGGCGCATGCAATTACTCTAAAATCTTTAATACGTGGTACCTGAGATTTATTTATGGATTTCATAACTAGTTTAACCATCACACTATCAAATGCATCTAATCCTTCAATATCACATGTGATATCAGTGAATTCAGTTAAAGACTTAGTATAGCCAGATTTTGGTTCAACTTTATTATAAGAAGATGCAATAAAGTCTCCGCTTACGCTTAAACCTGTTTTATAATATACTTCAACATTTGCATCTGGTGGAATAACTGCTGCAAACATAATTTTAAGCATCTCGGAAGGACGTGAGAAATTAATTTTCTTAGTCACATATTTACTATGAGTAGAACCTCCAGATGGAGCATAATCTGATTTAAAGTGAGATAACCAGAATATCTGTGCACCTATTGCATTAACAGTATCTTGAATAGTGGTAACTCCATCAAATCCAACTAATGTGATATACAACACCGGAGTGCTTCCATTTAAAACTACTGATATGCTCTTAATAACCATATCGCGAGTGGCATTAGTAATTCCATTATACGTAAATCTTAGAACATGACCAGCTAATAAATTATTAGAGCAATGATTATATAGCGCAGTTTGAGCTAATGAGTCAACTGTTAATGATTTGCTGTCATCAGCATTAGTTACTAGAACAAATGGTTTGCCGCTTCCAATCTCTGCATTATGAGAATTTACAGTACCGCCACCAGTCAATCCACTACCAGAAGCTGATGCAGTAAATGTAATTCCAATTGATGCAGCTGTAGTATTAGACGGTCCTCCTACAGTAGAATAATTGGTACCGGCTGTTGCAATAGTGTAAGTTACACCCTGAATAATAGAAGTTGCAGCAACTCCATTTGCACCAGAAATTCTAAAATAATCTAACTCAGTGTCATTAACTGATAATGTTGGATCATCAATTTTATTACTTACGAGAGTCATTGCTAGTCTTCCTAGATCAATAACTGGAGAAACAGAATTTAAAGATGAAGAAGGATATAAGGTAGCAATAACACTTAATCCAGATGGGAATGTAGTGCTAGTATAATTCATAGAAGAAGGATATACTTTCGTTTCTGGGAAAGTATAATTTTCTTTTGGAATCATTGGAAATTCGCTTGAAACATCGCTATGGTTAATTACTTTAGCGCTATAAGAAATGCTTGTTCCAGGTGGAACGATTTCTGCAATCTCAATCATCGATGTCTGGAATTCATAGTTTTCAGTCGCAGTAATATACGAACCTCCAACTTGTCCACTTGCATTAGATGCAGTTGGGAACTCTACGATATAATAATCTAATTCTACATTTGAAATTGTATATCCAGTATTTCTGAATATTTCAGTTGCTGGAATTCCATTAATACTATCAATGACTTGACGAGAAGTAAATTTAACAACTTCGCCATCGATCATACCATGATTTGAATGATTAACTCTACACTTCTTACTTCCACTAATAAAGTTAAATGGGTTAAAATCTAAAGTTTTAGCAGATAGTTTTGGAGGAATCAATTCAATTGATCTAGACTGAGAAGTATCAAATACTGCTCTACGAATTACAAACTTCATATCCTGCGTTTGATCAGCAGTCCATGTAGAACCATTCTGCGATTTGAATAGTACGCCATTATATGGCTGAGAACTAATTCTCACCTTTGTTGCTACATCAAGAGTATCTGTTTGTGAGATCCAAATTTTGTATATGTTAGAATCAGATAGCGCAATTAATGCGTATTCAACACCATTTTGTAAAAATACTGGAGAAGGGAATGTAAACGTTGTAGCTATTGTGCTATCTGTACTAGTAGCAATAGAAGCTGCTTTCTTCTCAACTCGTGAGAATGGAATAACAGCACTTCCTGGATAGCCATTTACAACTTCACGAATTTCGATTCTCATAGGAATCTTTTCGTCTTTACTTTCAAAGAATAAATCAATTGAAGTAATAAATGCTCCACCTTCTTGTTGAACTAAGAAAGTTTGTGCTAGTGGATCGAACCAACCAGTATCACGCGTTACTCTATCGCTTGTGCTAACGATTGTATTTTGATCAGAAACTTGCGTAGAAGTAACTGAAGCTGTTCTTGTAGAAAGAATTGTACGTTGTTTAATTTCTACTAAACCATTTGCCTCATAAATCATTCCTCCACTCGTAGATTCTTGATCTCCGCGTGTTGCTGGATTTGTAGAAGAACTATCAGAGAAGCGAAGTTCACGCTTACCTGTTCTAAATTTAACTAATGGACTACTTGGAATTCTAAAAATACCAGTGATTAGACCAGTTAGCGAAGACACTAAACTTGTGTAATCTGTTCTTCCACCAGATACAAACTTTGCTCTTGGTTTTAAACCATTTGTTGAAAGATATTCGCCTTCAAAGTATGCATTACTTGCAGTCGAGAATTGACCGTTACCCTTAATGTTTAACACATGAAGATAATAATCAGTTCCATAAACTTCTTGTCCTACTACAATAGCAGTATTGCCAGTAGCAGTACCATTCACGTATTCTTTAATTACTTCACCGTGGTTGAATGCTACTTCAACTTCTTCAGTAGTATGTTTAGGACCAATAACCTTAGCAGATACGCCAGATTCTGTTGCTGCTGTCCATGCTGGAGAAATTACTAAAGTATCATTATCAGTAATAGCAGTTACGGTGTATTTAGTCGGAGTTCCAACGTTTAGAATATCACCAACTTCAACCTGTTGAGTAAATGCAGTTGCAAGTCCTTCAACGCTAGTGCTATTTAATGTTAGAGTGATTGTGCCAGAAATAGCCGTACCGTCACTATAGTATACAGTACGTGTTGGTTCAGAAACTGCTGAGCCTGCATTACGCACTGTATCAAACTTAGCTTCATATCCATCTATTTTAGCAACTTTTAATCTAGTTGCTGGAGTAATATAATCTTCTACAGATGTATTATCGAAATATGAATACATTCTTGTAGATGGTTTAAATCCATACCCCGTAAACAATACTGCTCGTGGACGAATATATGGAACAATCTGTGTATCAACTACACGATCATCAAGAATTTTAGAATCAACTTTATCGACTATAAAGCTTCTTACGCCCGCACGTGCTTGGGTTGTTTCTGTTGCAGATGTTTCAACTGTGACTACACGTGAACCAGCAACACTACTTGCTTGAGCAGACCAAACATCACGATTAGTATTACCAATTAAGTCTAGTTCTTCTGCAGTAAACGTAGAACGACTACGCCAGAAAGTACCACCGTTATTAGAGGCATTAAGAACTTCATTATCAGCTGTCGACCATTGACCAAGATTTGATTTTCTTTCTGCAAGAGACTTAGTAGAAGAGAATACTGTTTGCCAAGCATTCCATACTGTACCTAGAACTCCATCTTTTTCAGCTTTAGTCTTAACAGCAATATATTGGCTTTCATCAGTAAGAATAATATCAGGACGATATTGAGTTGCAAACCAAGTGTCAGACCAAGGATTAATATCCACAATTCCTTTCCAGCTATAAAGAGCATACGGATTTAAGAATTCTGATATAGAAGCTTTACGCTGTGCAATAAGTTCAGTTTCAGTATACGGCAATGTAACTAAGTCACCAGAAACTTTATATGTTCTGCTTGCAGCAGATACGTTTTCAAGTAGCGAAACCTGTTTTTGCGAGAAGAATGGGCGAAGTTCTTTGTTCTTCGTATCAACAGAAGCATTCCAATCTTCAGATCCAGTATTACCAACGCCCTGTCCATCAAAAGAATCAACTAAGAATCCATTTTGATAACGTTCATTACCGTCTGCGTCAACAATTCTCATGTTTTTGGTTTCTAACTCAGTTAAAGTTAGAGACGTGTAATACTCAAGATCTTGAATACGACGCTCAAGAGAACCAATATCACGCATAGTATAGCGTTTATTTTCTACTCTATCAACTAAGATACCATTATTACGGCTTCCTTTAAATGTATACGGTTCTACACTTAGTCTTGCCAATTTCATAGAATTGGCTGGAATAGTTGGTTCAGATGGAAAATCTGATGGAACTCCGCGATTAAGAATAAATTGTCCAGTATTAGTTAAAGAAACATTATCGATTCTAGAATAGTAATGTGTATATTTAAATGATGCAGTAGTTCCATATTTTGGGAAGTACTTTAATGCAAATCCAGCTCCACTGGCCATTGCACGGAAGTCGACAGAATCACGAAGAGATAGATTAGATACTGAATAAATCTGATCATACGTCATACGTGAATCATCAGAATACGTATATGAATTTACGCCAAAGAATCCACCTGGATCTTGAGAACCAGTGGCAAGATATTCATATGAAATTCTAATAGGACCAGTTGGAGCAGATTGACCAGGTGCTAGTGTAATGCTAGCTAAATCCATATGACTACTCTTTTGTGAAGAGTTGAAATTATATCTAGAAGTAATATTAAGACTATAAACTGGATTTGCTGCAGTCTGAGTAGTAAATCCACGTGCATCCATCAATATAGATGTAATGCGAGTAACATATGGATGTCCTAATGTTATAGTAGTTGCAGTAGCTGCAGCTTGAGCTGTAAGTTGAAGCGGTGACGCTAAATCAGTTACTGTAAAATTAACTTCTGCATTAACTGCGTCTGATCTTTTCATTGCAGCAAATACTGTATAAGATTGAGTGTTAGTCAATCCAGTGATAGTAAGTTTATTATTAGTTGCAGTTAAATTGCTTCCTGCTACTAATGCCACAGCAACACCAGTAGTATTATTCATTAGAACATAATTGTCAGAATCAAATATACTTTCGAATGTATATCCAGTTGGCGCATCCTGTTCAATCTTTGAGCTAGATGCAACTTTAGTAAATGGTATTACCACAGAATAAGTTGCTTCTAGTATACTGCTTACTGCATAATCTGGAAGAGCATAAATTAATGAATCTCCTACTGGATTATTCATCGCTGTAATGCCATTTTGTAATACGGTATTACATCTAAATGCAGTTGCAGAATTAGCGTTATTAGTAATAGATAAAACGTTCTTAAAATCCTTAGCAACATTCATCTTGACATCAAACAAAAATAAATTGTAAGTCCATAACGCTGGGCTGACATTACTAGTGTCAAGCTTTTCTAGTGCGCGAACTCTTGCAGTACCAATAACAGTACCAGTTGAAATGCTACCTTTAACTGCACTATGTAGATTTACAGTCGGTAAATCAACTAAGTTTGGAAAATAATCAAGTCCAGTTACCTGTACGTATGATCCACTTGAGACATCAATATCAACAGTTTTACTAGGAGAAATTGAATCCTGTATAGCTGGTAAAGAATTTGCTGCAAAGAAAGTTGCTAAAGCTGCACTACCAACTGGAAGATTTCTAGATTTTTGAATAGGTAAGAATTCTGTAGAAAGTTTTTCAATTTCGTAACCACGAACATAAGCTTTTCCACTTTCTACACCAATACAAGAATGACCAGCCAAACGGATGTGGTCATTTAATGTAAATGTAGAATATTCAGAATCGCCTGCTGTGAATGTGTATACGCCCTGATTAAAGTCAGGATATAAAACATATTCCCAAGTAATATCATTATCCGTTATAGAATCTATAGTTTGAAGACTAAATCCAGTTGGCTTATTAGTTTTAAATGCAGCGGGTTTAGAAGATAAGTTCGAACTAGTACCATTAGTTACTGCAACGAAATACCAGAATCCAGTAGATCCATCGGTAACTTTGATGATATCTCCTTGAATGAATTTCTCACCTGCAGCCCAATCTCCACGTAAATTATTACGTAACTCGCGCACTTGCATATTAAATGGTGATAATGAGTAATCTCCGGATTCATCATATGTACGACGAGCAAGAGTCTTCTCTAATTCTGCGTATTGTGTACGATCAACTTTAAATATAACTCTGCCTTCTTGTAAAGCTAATAGATCAATAAAGTCTTCATCATTTGACGTATTGAAATCTGAGAATGGGCTTGCACTAACTCTTAGGTCTATTTTACTAAGCACTAAATCCATGAAATAACGAGCTGCTCCTGGAGCAGAATAATTAGGTGAGCCTAAAGCGTTATCTAATAAGTTTTCATCGTCTTCTGGATAAATAACTTCTTCATTTAATTTCAAACCAACTCTATAACTTGGAGTTGTAGTATACTTGTCAAGAATAATAGTTTGATCTGTAACTAAAACAAAATTCTTTTTGATGTAATATACACCACGTTGAATTGTCGCAGAACATCCTTTACCAGTTGGAAGAGCGATATCAGCAACAGTAACATTATAGCCAGTGCTTCCATCAACCGGAGTCAATATATCATTTGGAGCAAACGCAGATACGTTGATGCCAGTAATAGTTTGAACAGAATTTTGATACTTGACAAAGATAGTGTCTAAATCATTATTTTCTTTTAACGTATAAGTTACAACTTTAGCAATTAATCCAAGAGAATTCCTAATTTCTTTACCGACGATTCCAGATAAAATGTTTTCAGCTTTAACTCCTGCACTAAAAGAAAGCTTAACATAATTAAGATTTAAATCATAAGAGATTTGCCCTGGAATGACCATTGCACCTTCTTTGAAGATGTGATCACCGTGACGACGAACTTGCTCTTGAAGAATTGTTTGAAGTTGCGTTAACTCTCTTGCCTGAACCGCATAACCAGGTCTAAATAAAATTTTATAAAATTTATTGTCTTCTGAATAATCGTCAAAGAATGGTTCAATTGAAAAATCTAGTGCCATATTTTTTTCTCTGTTAGAATGAAATTAGAGTAGATACCGCAACAGTTTGATCTTCTGAAGATACAAACTTAACTCTATTGTCTATGTATAATAGTTCTCCGGAGTACTTATTATAATCTGGAACTTCGACCGAAGTCACGCTAATACTAGCTGTTGAATTGCCTACATTTTTATAAAGAGTAGAGCCTTGGGATGGAAGTTGTTTAAAATTATTATTAATTTGCGCAACTAAATAGTATTTATTACCTATTTGTGTCTTCTCTATTAAAGTAAATGTTTTAACTGAGTCACTACTTAAATATAAAATATCATCCTTTACCAATAAGGAATATGTAGCAGTATTAGTAGCATTAACTTCAGATGTGAATACTAAACAAGAAGAACCTACTGCTTTTCTAAAGAATGAATCTGATGAATATTCTTTAGGGTTTTTAATGATAGCAATTTGTCTAAAGTCATTAGTGATTGGAACGCCTTTATTTTCTTCTTTTACTAAACGCGTTTGTAACATAATAGTCTTAGCATAAAGTTCTCCAATAGCATCTTTACCATGTCCTCCCTTTGGAGAAATGATTGCTCTTAATTGAGCTCGCGATAAACCAGATTGATCAGGGCCATCGCCAATATTAATTATCACAGTTGCGTTAGTGTAATTTTGTCCTGGGTTAGTAACTATCACTCTGGTAATCTTACCTGATACGATTACAGGTTCTGCAGTACAACCAGACCCATCGCCAATAACTGTTAAACGAGTACCAGTGTATGTTACAATACCATTAGAATCAATCGTCTTATTGAATGCTGGATAACCGTTCCCACCAAAATCAACTTTAATAACTGGAATAGATCCATCAACTGCCAATAGCTCAACGTTAGATTGTTTAGTTTCAATATCGCCAATGCCAAAATTTAACAAGATACTAGCATCTAAGAATCCAGTAAGACCTATGTCGGGATTACTAGCATTTTCTGGAGTTATAGTTATAAGAGGGCTTGCTAAATTTCCTGGTACAAGTCTTTTCTTACATACGACTTTTACAGAAGCAAATGTATAACCAATTCCAGGAGAAGCAATTGTAAGAGATTCAACCTCTCCACTTGCATTAATTAATGGAAGAAGCTCTGCTTCATTCTTTTGCGTGGTTTCATCGAAATTACATGTAAATCCACCAGTTGATAATACTGTAGAACTTACATTAGCTGTACCAACTGTAGATCCAGAAAATAATAATCTTTCAGTGTATCCATAACCACCATCCACTACAGTTACCGTATCTACTTCAAACTTAGAAGCATTAGGAGCAGCTTTGTTTCTAAATGCAACAGTGATTGTTGGTCTGCGACCATAAGACTTTCCAGGAGGAGGGAAGATGAATAAATCACCACTAGGCTGAGTGTCAAATGTTCCTCTGTTGAGAATGTTGACTCTCTTTAGCGAATAAGGATTCAATTCATTATATCCATCACCGGTTATTTGAATTTCAGTAAAACCATTTGCATCATCTCTTTCATACTCAATGATATAATCAAATCCTCTTGCAGTAGTTAGTGGACTAGTTACTGTAAACTTAGGTTGATTAATATATCCAGAACCTTGATTAGTAATAGTAATTGTGGCAATACCGCCATTAGAATCATAACTTGTGATAGTGCCTGTAGCACGAACTCCGCCAGCTGATGCTGCATCAAAGGTAATAGTAGAACCAGTGTAATTAATACCACCACTAAGAACAGTAACTCGTTTTACTTTCCATAGTGACTTGATGTATTTTAAACCTCTATTCTCAATAGCAAATCCAGTGATGGATCCATTTGAATAGAATTGATTAGTCAACGCCGTTAACACTGGCATATAACTTGTTGTTAAGAATTTATTACGAAGATATAATGGAACAGTATACATGAACTTCCATAGATATCCGTCATCCATTAAAATGGCTTCAGTGCTAGTGCTTATAGGCTTACTAGTAGAAGCGGAATCGTTATTATTAAATAGACACTTATAAACGTTGAATTCATCAGTGATCGCATAAAACAATGAATCTGCAGTAGAAGTAGCACCAGTATATGATGGTGCATCAGACGTATAGTCGTCATACATATCATATACTGTGCCAGGTTGCCAATTAACTCTATTAACAACTACAGCAACGTCATTAGAGTCGATATATTTAGAATAAATCATGTTTCTGCGAGTTTCTAATTCATAAGGATATGAATCAGACACTGCTGGTGGATCCTCTTCGCTAGAAACAGTATAAACTTGATTTTGATTATCTATTGCTGTGACGGTAGGCCACACAGAACTTCTCCCAAAGGTGTAATAGTATCTTGACACCTTTGAGATAATTTCAAAGAAAATCGACTTAACGATATTCGTCTTTAACGAATATTTAAGTAAGGTCGTTCCAGTTGCCATTGTAGCCCCGTAAAATTAAACTGATTAGCTAATTGTGATTGTCCAAGTAACTGTTAATGCGTCAGCTGGAAGCTTAGTAACAGTTGGGAAAGTAGTACGGCAAAGCATTGTACCTGCTGTTGCTGCGTTAAAGATAGCGGCTTCGCGTAGAATAGCGCCGCCTGCAGGAGCAGATGGATTATTTGCTGGGAAGTTAGCAGAATAAGTTACAGTATTATTTGTAGCAGTTGCAACAGTCAAAGCTGCTCTTGAATAAGAAGTATAGCCACCACCAACTGTCAATTCGGCGCCAAGTGCTGTATCACCTGCACCAATACCAGGACCGCCAGCTACTTCAGCTGTTGCACTAGTACCAATACCAATGTGAGACATAACTGCAAATGTAGTACCTAACATACGAGAAGCGATAAACTTCTTGCCGTCATAAACTACAATGTTTGGAACATACACTTCTTGCTTAACGATGTTTTGCTCTGTATCTGTAAGAATAAGAGATAGTGCACCTTCAATTTCGATAGTGTTCTTATATTTTGGAATTAAAATCATTTGTTTCTCCTAATAGGATTTTAAGTTATTGCCGTGAAGGCGTTATAATCCGACAATAGAACGAAATAACCTGTAGATGGATCGTCATTGCCGTATGGATTTTGTCTAATTAAACCAGGACTCAATATATTTATTGAATCGCTAAGACCCTTTGTATAATCTTTAGTATATGATGCTTCTTGAGCAAGAATACTATCAATTAAGTTTTTAGTAAATTCCCCTACCTGATATGCATCAATTAGGCTTAATAATTCTTCTGGAAGATTTTTAGTCAATTGTGGGGCGTATGCATCAGTTGATACTAATGATTCAACATGATTTTTAGTAATATCATGTCCAAGTAAAGGATTACTTAACGTTAACGTTTCAGTGTGATTCTTATCATATAAGTTTTGATATACGTCAGTAGCAAATAGTTCAACGATATCAAGTTTAGTAAGAACGGGTTTACCATCATCTATTAAAGTTACAATATTAGATTTAATAAGTTCTGGAGTATTAAAATACGTATCCGATGTACTTACTGTATCTTCTGGAAGATTTTTAGTCGTAAAGTTAGATAATGGATCTGTTACAATCAATGTCTCTAAAGGCATATCCTTAAAATAATCTTTATTGATTACTTCGTTAGTGATGCTTAGAATTTCCTCTGGCATATTCTTAGTGAAAGCTTTTGGATACGTATCTGGCGTACTTAGAATTTCCTCTGGCATATTCTTAGTGAAAGCTTTTGGAATTAGCAATCCAGTTGTAGCATCTAATTCAGTTAATGATACTGAATCAACATGAAGTTTAGAAACAATTAACGCTGGTCTTCCAGAATCAGAAACAATTAAATTGCCACTTGGAGTATGAGTAACGACTGTTCCAGTTAAGCTAATAGTATATGCATCATAATTAAAACCAGCATCTTGTGGAATAGCTAAATCACCGATTCTTTGTCCATCGCCATCAAGACTAATACTGCCAGATATATTAACTGGAACTACTTTACTTACAAATTTTGGTGGTGTAACGTTACCTGTGCTTGGCAATAGTGAACCAGCATTAGTTCCATCTTGATAAGTATATGGAGTGGAAACTGCATCAACTAATAAATTCTTAGTAAAAGCTTTTGGTGGTGTAACGTTACCTGTGCTTGGCAATAGTGAACCAGCATTAGTTCCATCTTGATAAATGTAAGGCTGAGTTAAACTTTCAAAAAGATTCTTTGTAGCAAAATATGCTAACTTGCCTTGACTTGAGAATACTTGATTTGCGCCTTCAACTAAAGAAATGCTTACATCAGAAAATAATTTATTTGAACCATCAATCGAATATAATCCGTTAAATGTTACGCCATAATTATCATATCCATAACCTCCATCATACACAGGTTCTGTATCAGAAAACTGTAGAAGTCGTAATGGATTACTCTCAACAAGAGATAGTTGTAAAATATTAAAAATAGCGTATTCTGAATATCCTCGCATACCTGCAGGATGTAATAGTGATTTTACGATATCTGCGTATTTGCGAAGCTCTTCTTCAACTTTAATGACATATGAAAAAGCCTGATAATACTTACCATCATGAATATACATTTCATCTGAAATGAATCCATCAGCTTTTAAATAATATCCTGGATACTTAGCAACAGCACCAAGATTAATTTCAATAATTGCTAAATCTTCATCAATTACTTTTGTTGTCGTGTCAGCATAAAATTGCTGAACAATTTCGCCGACATAAGATGGATCAGCGAAGAAACGATCTGCTCTATTTTCAGGTGCACCAACTGGAATACTCTCGTCATAAAAGAAATATGTTTGCTTACTTGCAAAACCATAATCGACAAAACCACCAGAATTTTCTATATATGATGGATTTGATAATCCACGAAGAGTAACGACGTCTCCATTTTGAAGATCATAGATATTAACATTAAATCCAGTCGTAGCTGCATATCTTTTTGGAACAAATGTTACCCCAGAACGCGTCACTTTAACGTCAAGCGATGGAACATCTTGATTGATAGCATAATTTACATTAAATGTTTGATATACTGTATTACCGACAATTCCAGTAACAGTGTATGTCTTATTATCAGTCGTTCCAGTAACTTGCAATGGATGAATATATTCCCAAGCTAAAATATCTTTACTTGAAAGATACGAATAGAATGTTGATTTATAATCTAACCCAAATCTAATAATCTGAAAGGCCTTAATACCACCATCAGAATTAATTTTAGTAATTTTAATAACGCAACCGCGGCCTAAATTAGTTTTAAGCGCGTACAAATCGCCAATCTTAAATCCTTTTCCTGCTTTAAATATTTTAATTTTAGAAGGGCATGGAAGAATCTTACCAGTGTACGTAACTCCATTAATAGTAGCAGTGACAATCGATCCTATTTCAATTTCATTTAGATAATCACGCTGAATAAAAATTTCAAATACAGTTATAGAATATTCTAAAACATTCTCTACGTAGGTCTGAATCTTCTTTTTTGGAGTTTGTATTGTTATGAATGTGCCATTAACTGGTGTCAACGTAGTTGTATTACCTGTCATCTCAACAAAAATCGAAACATCCTGTTTCCATTTGCCATCAGAAACACGAAGAACTTGAGTTGAAGGATAAAATAAAGAAGCTTCTTTATTAAATAATGTTCTAAATAAAAACTTAAAAGAATCTTCACTGCCGCGTGAAAGATAGAATTCTCTTAAGTGCTTTAATAATTTACGCGGATCTTCAGCAAATTCAATTGGTAGGTTTTTAGCTAATTCACTTTTAAAATTATTGATAAATTCGTCAAGAGTAGTATCAACATCTCGAATACTTTCAAGATTTTGTGATTGTGTATCCTCTAGCCATCCGTAATAAACTTTTACGAATTCTACGAAAGCTGGATATGTTTCTCTAACATGTTCAGGTATTTGTCTCTGAACTGCTATCGATTGACTTAATTTGCTGCTCATTAATTTCTACTTGACGTAAATGTATAATTGTTTGCTGTTGTAGTAATACCTGATAAACTAGTATCAGGTATTACGCTAATACTAATTCTAGAATCTGGTATATTTACAATGTAATTACGCAATGAAACTACGTCAAAACTTTGTGTTTTAATAATGAAATAGAAATTAGCGTCAACTAAGTTCACAATTTTTAATCCTGAAATTTTAACAACACCGTTGGCATAATCAATTGTGCCGATTTTAGGATTTTTAACAATTTTAGTTCCTGTGCCTTCAACAATACTATACGTACGCACATTACCAGAACCATCATCGTCCATATAATATACCGTATCACTATTATCTAAATAAAAGCCAGTAGACGTAAATGATTCTTCTGGCACACTTTCATTATAAATTGGATTGACAATGTTTAATCTATATTCTGCTGCAATGTTATATTTCGGAGTAACTTCAGCATAAATTTTAAAGGTAGTAATATTACTTAAAATTGATTGATCTGCTGCGTCTATTGCAGCAGAAAATTTTGACATTCTAAATATGCCATCAAATTTTCTAAGATTATCATTTCTATAATTCTGAATGCTAATTAGTACAGCATTTTTTATCTCATCCATAGAACGAGTTGTTTTATTTTTATTATAATAAATTGAAGTCGTAATCTCTAAATCTAAATAAGATGGATCTACAATTTCAGGCGTAATCGAAACTACGTTACGAGACTTTAGTAACGATTCAGTAATATAACTTTTTTCTGGAGGAGTTAAATAAGGTCCATTAGTAGGCTTAAGCGAAAGATACACTTTACCATATTGAGGAGGATCATTATCTTCACCTCCCCAAACGCTAATAGAATCTAAATTTGGATAAAGTTTCTTTAATAGCGATGTATAGTCGCCCGTAGTAACAGCTCTATTCTGATTAAAAAATGAATGAGAAACGTTAGAGCGAATTTGATCAACTGTTTCCGATTCTCTTCCGCCATAAGACGTAGCTGTTAATTCGATTGCAATGCCACCGCCAAGTCCAGTTCCAGTGTACGTAAATACTTTTGCTCCATTACCAGCAGCTTTACTAGTAATTACAAATTGTGCAGTAATTACATTACCAGTTTGAATAGGAATTCCTAAATCGTTTGAACCAAATGATATTTGGTATGTTCCATCATCTAACTCTTTCACGTAATACACTTTGCTAGTTGGAGTTAGTTGTAAAACATCTACTGCTCTTTCATATCTTTCATAATCTGGTTGTTCTCCTGTAGGCTGAACTGTGATAGTAAGAGTAGAAATATCAATGTTCTTATTATTAAGAATAAATTTTTGATATGGCTCGGTACAAACAAATAATAAAGTTTGTGGAGTGCCTTCGTAAATATCGATTCCGCTAAATGAATATGCTAAACCATTTCTTTCAGCTGCATAATCCTGTAACGTATAAAATGCATAAGGGACTTTATCAATAACTGTAGTAAAACTACTTAGTTTTGGAATATACTTAATTTGAGGAGGGTTTGCAGTACTAACTGGAATAGTCACAGTTAAATTAAGTTTTGCTCTTGCGGCAAGACATGATTCTGGAGTATAACCAAAATTATTAGCAATAGAAACAACGCTGCTTCTCTTACTTGCAGAATCCAAGAACATTTCATTAATTGCTAAGTTTGTATACAGAGCATTGTAATGGGTGTTATAAGCAAGTAAATCTATTAACGTAGAAAGAGCAGATCCTTCAAAGTCATAATCGCTAAACTGACTTTGACCTCTCATGAAGGTCTTTAAATTTTCTCTAATCTGATTATAATCTAAATCAGATACTTTAATTCTATTATTCGTAGTCATCTAGTTCTCTCTAAGATTAAATTGACTGACACTGGAGTTTGTGTATTCTTTATTTTAAACATAACAGTTATATACGCGTCATTATTTTCTGGACTAAATCTAACTGCAACTCCAAGAAGATCTACGCGAGGTTCAAAATTAGTAATAGTGTCGCCTATAGTTCTCTCAATCATAGCAGTTAAGATTGGAGTAATTGGTTCAAATAGTAAAGCCTTTACTTGACATCCAATATTACTTCTAAATGGTCTTTCAAAATTTCTAGTTAGAACTAAATTTCTTATAGATTGTTTAACTGCGTTTTCGTCATAGCGCACTGCCACATCTTTTGTTGCAGGATGTGGTAAGAAGTTAAAATCTAAATCTGTGAATGTTCTAGTATTACGTGCCATATTGTTATTTATTTGATTTTACGTCATCCGGAAAAAACTCGTGCAGCACCTGAAATAATAGTGTTATTTCCATAAGTATCTCCGATTCTTCCAATTTTCCCGCCAGTTGCAGAAACTCTACTGGAATAACTATCTAAAGTACTCATATCTGGAGTGCATCCTCCTCTTGGATGTGCTCCAACTAAATCTCCAGCAATGACTACTAAAGTTTTCATAGCAGAAACTTTACGTTGAGTGGGAGGTCCAGTATTAGTGGTCATTGGAAATTGGCATTTCCATCCAGCACCATCTGGTGAAAATACGGAATCAGTTCCGCTTCTAGCAACTGCTGGCATTATATAGTTCCTTTAGCCAATAAAGCTTTAAATCCAGCTACAGCTGGAGGATAAGACCAATATATGTCTTGCAATATTGTCACAGTTTCTTCAGTTTCAGTTAAAATACTTGTAGAAGTATATTTTATTTTAATATTATATGGCACATCCAATTTTTGCTTTATTGAAGGTGGTGACCACTTAACAATAGAAAGATATGGTTCTTCAGTGTCAACTGGAAGTATCTTCAAAGACTTATCTTTCATAATAAATTGATAATATGAATCAGTGAATACTCCTGTTGCACTACCAGAAATTCTGATAATATCGCCAACTTTTGTAAAAGTGATACCCGCAATATCAGATTCGACTGATACTAATTTTGTTATAGTTGCTGGCTCATACGTGGGTTCACCTTCACCTCCACCTATTGGAGGTACCGGTGCTAAAAAGCCAATATCAATTGAGAATACGTCACCACCCTCGTATACTCCATCTATAACATTTTGAGGAGGACCTGCTCCTTCGGGGTCGCTATACTTGCTTTGAATTGCAATTGTAGGGAATCCGCTTTTATTACTTTTCGCTATTTTAAGCAGTGCCAAGATTCGTTAATCCTTGAGAGTGTGTCTTATCATTTAAGAATGTTAAAACTTGTTTCTTACCACTTCCACCGTTATTATATGATAAATGAATCCAATTAATACGCTTTGAGTTCTTATTACCATTAATCCCAGGATCACGATATTCTAATAGCAATTGATCAATTGGTAATGATGATGCAAATTTAGTTGCCCAATCATAATTAATCTTATATCCAAAATTGCCACCTATGGATACGTCGGCTGCACTTCCAGTTAAATGCTGAGAAGTAGCAGATCCTCCTGCAGGAATATAATTTCTATAGCATGAAGTAATTTGCCAAGCTTTTCCTACTTGTCCCACTTGTTCATTAATAGGTCCAAGAATATTAACGCATAGAGCTTTAAGATTACATACGATTTCTTGAGTAGTGTAATTTCTAGCAGGTTTGCCGAATCTACCTCCAGAAATATTATTGCCTTTTGTGACTACGCCAATAGTCCATTTATATCCTGTTCTATCTGTGTGTAATACGTATGAATCTGGGAATGATGCCATTCCAAAAATCACATCGCAATCAACATTCGTTGAAGCTTTTTTATTTTCTGGAGGAGGAGTATTTTCAACTACTACTGCTTTATCACTAGTTTTTGGAGTTTCTCTTTCTTCATGGAATTTTTTAGCGCCATCTTCTTGATTTTCTTCAGGAGTTTCGTATCCTAATTCTTCTTCAAGATTTCGTGGAGGTGTTTTCAATTGTTCAAACTTATCAGTGTTCTTCGTACCTTGAGAAACAGCAGCTGCTAAGTCAGCTGAAGATGCTCTGTCAGCTCCTTCGGCAAGATGCACAGTGGCACCTTCAATCTTAGCTTCACCGCTAGCATTTGCGTGGAATCCTCCAGAAGAAGTAAGCTTGTTAGATCCTTGAGCAAGAACGTTAAAGTCAGATTCAGAATCCATCTTTATATTAGCAGCTCTTAATCTAAATTCGCCTCCAACACGCATCGATAAGTCATTAGCAACACTAATGTCTGCATCACCTGCCATATTAATCGTCGTATCGCCTGTAACATCAATGAAAGCATCTGCTTGAACTAATACGCGAGCAGTTCCATTAATAGTCACATTGCAATCACCGCCGATAAATACGTACCCATTTCTTTCCATTATGTAATAGCCGTCGCCAACTATACGATTAACTTGTGAGCCATTGGCATCAATTTCAGTGTATGTACCTTTACGATGGTACATATGAATACGCTCATTTTCAGGCGTATCATCAAATTCCATTAAATGACCTGACTCAGTTTCCATAACTTTATTGTATGGATACTTAGCGTTAAATGGAATATCAGGTTGATCCCATTCAAATTGATCAGCTGTAACTATTCCGTCAAGACGCTTTTCATCTTTATATTCAACAATAGTTCCTGCAATTTTTCCGCGAGCTAATCTATTAGTATCTGGCTCTCCAATATAACTACGAAGAGGATACTTCATATTTGGATCGCTAAATCCATTTACTAAATTCTTTTGACGATCTTCAGGTAATCCATTCTCAGCAATCGGAACTGGTTGAACGTCTTCTCCCTTTTTAGTAGATTTGTCAGTCTGTTCTGGAGGTGGAGTATCATCTCCTAAAAAATAATGATAATACGCTTCTTTTTTCGCAAATCCACTCGAAGCACCGCCTACAGCTTTTAATGCTGCTTGAAAATATCCAGGATCGGAATCAGAAACTTTTACTCTATCTCTAAAATATTCTACAGCAACTTGAGCAGATACTGCATAATCTACGCTCAATAAACTTGGAACTGTAAGTATATCTATTCCAGCTAATTTGCCATATCGCGAATAATTAGCACGTCCAGTTATTTGAATAAATCCTCTTCCATAATACCTACCACCATCACCTACTTGCGTATTTCCAAGTTGTGATCCGTTGTTTTCTGGAGCATAAA